TATTAAAGTTATTTTTATTATTTAATATATGATTATATTTTGTTTTTTAACATATAATGATATTATTCCATTAAAAGATTGGAATTTATTTTTTAAAAATATTCCAAATGACTTATATCAGGTCTGGATTCATCCTAAATCTAATGTTCATAAAGATTTATATGAATTTCCAATTCATGTAGTTCAAAATAAAGTAATAACTATTCATAAATCTCACATTTCTATTGTAAAAGCTATTTTACAATTATTTAAAGAAGCAATTGAGCATAAAAATGAAGGTAAATTAATATTCTGTAGTCAAAACTGTATTCCTTTATATGATTTTGATTTTTATCATAAATTTGTCAATGATTTAGATAAATCGGTTATTTCTTCTATTGATTTTAACTGTAAGAATAGATATATTCAACTACATAATGAATTAAAAAAATATATTTCATATCTGGGATTTGTAAAACAGCAACCAAATATGATATTAGTTTATGATGATGTTAAATTATTAGTCGAAAAGAATTTAACGATGCACTTTAAAGATATGATTTGTCCAGATGAACATTATTTTATTAATGTTTTATTATATATTTTTAAAAGAAATATTATAAAATCTCAAACACATTTTTGTAATTATGATTTACATAAAACACAAGCATTAAAATTCTATAATCCTGGAAATGAATTAAAAAATTTGATAAAAAAAATGGGATTTTTATTTATGCGTAAAGTTTATTATACTTAAATAATACTTAATTATGAATAATTAAAAAATTGAAATTATGAAAAAAAAAACAAATTTTTAAAAATGATTTTATAATCGATAAAAATCATTTTTTAAGCCTTTGCACATTTAAATTAATTGTAAAAATGTAAATTCTTATAATTCATCTTATTTTTATGGTGAAGCTGATATAACTGATATTTATAAAATTATTAATACTATTATTCAAGAAAATTATCATGAATAAAATGAAAATAATTTTAGTTTTATTTATATTGGTAGTTTAATTAGAAAATTAATTTTATATTTATATGAAAAATAGCTTGTTAAATGCTGTTGGAATTTAAATTATTTAACATAGATATTCAAAAAGTTTGGAATTATTAGAACAAATGATGAAAAATAAAAAATAAATAAAATAAATTATCCTGAATTTATTTTAGATGATTGTAAAAATATATACTTAGGTAATTATTATATATTTTATTGTTGCGAATTAGTATTTTCATATGAAGATAATAATATATTATTCCATAAATTATTAAATGAATGTAAAGGATATGTGATTTTATTTAATTACAATTATAAAATTAAATCTAATTTATTAAAAGAATTTAATATAAAAACAAATTGGACGGATAATGTTTGTATATTTTTATTTTAAATATGAATTTATTTTTTGAAATATAAAATATAATATATTATAAATATTACAACAATAAATGAATTTATCTTTCGAATTATATTTCTTGAATTTTCATTTTTTAATAAATTATTAAGACTATATACGACTATATTTAAATAAATAATTATCATATAAAATAAATTTCCAAAATTACTTCGATAAATTATATATAATGGACTTATACTAAATAAAATTACTACAATATTATAATGAATATTTATTAATTCTTTATTTTTTATTAATATTTCAATATCATGAATACCATGATCATCTCCCATAATATATTTATTATTTTCTAATTTTTTTACAAAATAACTAATATAACATTCGCTTTCAAAAATATACCAAGTAAAGTTTAAAATTAAAAAGTATAAAATGTATAAATAATCATAACTTTTATTTTGAATAATAAATGGATATAAACTAATAAAATATGTGAACATAATATGAAGAATAGTTATTATTTTACTAGTTAATTTCATAATATTATATAATATTATAATATTATAATATTATATTATTTAATAAAAATATATTTATTAATATTATGAAAAGTTTATTAACAAAAACTTTACTTTCAAGTTTAGTTTTATTTATAATTATATCTTTTTTAATATTAAATATTAAAAGTAAAAAAGAAATTCAAAATATTGAAAATGAAGAAGAAATTCAAAATACTATAAATGGAAATCAAAATAAAAATGTGACTAAATTAAATAAAACTTATTTATATATTTATGACGTTGTTGTAATTATGTTTATATTATTAATGGTTTTTTTTATTTTTTGTAATGGATTTTATAAAGGATGTATTAAATCATTATTTATATGGTCATTTTTTATATTATGTACTCCTGTTCCCGAAGCAAGTTTATTAATTAGCCTGCCATTAAAAAGATATTTTGGATTCAAAATGGAATTAAGTCAAATTGTTGTTAGTCTATTTGCATGTATGATCATATTTTATTTTTATTGTGTTGAGCAAAAAATTATTAAAAATAATTTAATTGGTAATTTATTTCTTGGATTAATAAATTATAAATATTATTCTATTATTTTTATAAGTGTAATTTCTTCTGTTTTAACATCTAATTTATTAGATAATATTATTAATCATTTTATAAATAAAGATGAAATTAATTATTTGTACTTAAAAATGGGTATTATTTTTGTTTTACTACTTATTTATATTTATTTGCTAAATAATTTATTGAATTTTATGAATAAGAAAAAATAAAAATTACATAATTTAATACGAAATTGAAATTTTTTTTAATTGTTCTTTCAATTCTTGGTCTTGTTTTTTTAATTCTTCTAAATCAATAAACGAATAGCATTTTTTTAAATTATTTTTTTCATTTTTTTTCATTTTTTATAATATAAAAATCTGTACATGAATAATTTTTCTTTAGTTTATATGTCATTAATATTTATTGATAAAAAAAAATTGATTTATATACTTGATTTATATATGATAATATATAAAGTCTAAATTGAATTTAAGTTTGAACTTATTTATACATTATGCATTTTAAACCAGTATATAAGTTATGTGATTGGGTTGATAAGAATAAATTATTTATTCGAGAATTATCTCATAATCCTAAATCCATTGATTATTTAAAACAAAATATAGAATTAATTACTTGGAAATATTTATCAATTAATGAAAATGCAATGGAAATATTAGAAAATAATCTTGATAAAATAGATTGGAATGTCATTTACAGCAATAAAAATGCTGTATATTTATTAAAAAAATATATTTTAATAAATAATTTTGTACTTAAACAAGTTCAATGGAATTATTTATGTACAAACCAAAATTGTATGGAAATTTTTAATATTCCTAAAATAAAAAAATATAGTTATGGTAAAAACTACTTTATATTAAGTAAAAATCAATATGCTATACCATTATTAGAACAAAATTTAGAAAATGTAGAATGGAGTTATTTAAGTTCTAATCCAGGTGCTATTGAATTATTGAAAAGTAACATATCTAAAATAGATTGGGATCAATTAAGTAAAAATCCTCATTTTGAAGCCATTGAATTATTAAAAAAGAATTTTTCTAAAATAAATTGGTGGTCTTTAAATAATAATCCAAATGGACATATGATTTTAAAAGACTATCAGGATAAAATTAATTGGTCTTTATTTTGTTGCCATAGCAATGATTTAACTTTATGTTATGAAAATTTGGATAAAGTTGATTGGTTTTATTTTAGTGCTCGTCCTGAAGCAATTCAAGTACTTAAAAAAAACTTGGATAAAGTTAATTGGAAATCTATAACATGGAATAAAAATGCTGGACATTTAATTCTAAATAATTTGGATAAAGTTAATGGATATTGGTACTATTTATCTCAAAATCCATGTATTTTTACATATGATTATGAACAAATGAAAAAAAATAATATGATATTTGCTGAAGAATTAATGACTTATATATATCATCCATCAAGAGTTTTATATTATATGGATACATATTCATATGATATATTGGATGATTCTTATTCTAAATTTTTTTTAAATGAAATTTAAATAATTTTAATAATTTTAACTTAATATAAATTTATAATAAAATTAAAGATAAATATAAATTTATAATTTTTTTTGGATTATTACAGTTTGTAAAATTTTTAAAAAAATCTTCAGATACTTTTATTTTTCTTATTGAACACCATCCGAATTTTTTACAATATTCTTCAGGATAATAATAGTGAAATTCTAATTTGATTAAATATAAAATAATCCATAATTCTTCATTTTCTTTTTTAATACTTTTTTCTTTAATTAAAGTAATTATATTTTTATTACTATTTCTTTCTTCATATAAATAAATTAACTCTTTTTTACTTTTAGGAAAAATATTTGTGTATTTTTTAACAATTTTTAAATAAAAATCTGGATACTTTTTTATAATATATTTAAATCCTCTATTACTATAATTTATTTTACTTTCTGAAGGTATTATTTTTTTTTTCTTTTTACAATCTTCAATTAAGTTAATTTCTTCATTAAATAATAAACTTAAAATAGTTAATAATTCTTTCATATATTGTTTTTTTCTATTTAATTTAAATAATCTTGTAACATTTCTTTTACTATAATTTTGTTTATATTTTTTATGAAGGATTTCACCAAAATCAATTATATTTACTTTTAATCCATAAAAAGGAATTTTTTTATTAGAAAAATAAAAATATTTTTCTTTTGTTTTTTGTATCATTAAATTACCTAAATGCAGATCATTGTGTGAATATTTATATTTATATAATATTTTTAAAATATTAATAATTTGAATACTAATTGAATATAATTGTTTTAATGTTAATTTATTCTTTTTTAAATAATTATTTATAGATGTTTTTCCATGATATTCAATTAACATTTTAAAACATAATTTTGATTTATTTAATTTATTAATATTTTCTTTAAATTTAGGTGGGATTTTAAATGGAGGTTTATGTTTAAATTTGCAGTTATTTTCTATTTTATAATTATATAATTTAGTAAAAAAAGTTTGTTCCTTTTTTTTTAATTTATTTACAAAACTATAAAAATCTAATTCACGATATATACTTGAATTATACGATACTTTTGTATTTTTTTCAAGTATTTTTTGAATTTTTAATGAATAATTTTTATTTTTTAACTTTACTAAATATGTTGTTCCAAATAAACCTGCCCCTATTTTTTTTATTATTTTTACATTATTTATATTTGTATTTGTATTTGTATTTATTATTTTATTCATTGTATTATTCATTGTATTATTCATTGTATTATTCATTGTATTATTCATTGTATTATTCATTGTATTATTCATTGTATTATTCATTGTATTATTCATTGTATTATTCATTGTATTATATAAATATTT